TAAAGTATCACCAGTAGCAGTATTTTTAAGTTTAAAGTACTTAGTAAATTGTGAATCTACACCACTAGCATGATGACCTGATCCGGTATTTTCTAAAAAATATTCTTCGTTCTCAGTTCCACTATCAATTGTATTGTTTGTTTCTTGAGTGTCCTGAGCATGGTCATTGTTAAATGCTGCTAATTTGTTTAAAGTCAGTTTCTCTTCAGCATAAGAAGAAAGAAGTGGAACATCACCGCTGTTATTTATTGAATGGGTAACATTACTATAAACACCATCTGCGGTACTCCAGACAGAATCAGTAAAACTTCCAGTTATAGGTACAACTCCACCAGCACTTAATCGAAATCCTTGAAGATTAAAGATTTGTGTATCTACATGTGGACATGTATCTGACTCATCTGTATCTGTTTTTTCAACATCTATTCTTGTAATAGTACGAACATCTTGTGTAGTTTCTGTATCAAATAAATTAACTGAATACTGACTGGCATATTTAACTTGTTTTAATTCAATGATTGCTTCAGGTGGTCTGACTGGGGCAACTGTATTATCCATAGCCACAGTCTTATTTCTATTACATATAAAAGTATTATCGTTAAGAGTTAATGTCTGTATATCACTTGGAATAATATCAGTATTCTTTAGTTTTCTTACTTGTACAGTTGCAAGTGCGGGTACAGTTCTATTATTACTTAATTGAAAACTTATCTGATAGGTAGATACTGCGGTTATTGTTGCATTCTCAAATTGAGCAGAAGTTAAATGAGTATCAGAATATTGTATTACATCTCCTACTTTTAAATCGTGCATTATATTTGTCTGGTTTTCATCTCTTAGAGTAATCGTTACATTATTAGAGTTACTCATAGATCCTCGAAAACCCATAGTCCCATAACTTATATATTCATCACTTACACTTTTCTGCTGTTTTAAATAATTTTTAATTGCAGTTTCATCAGTAGGATCAAAAACAACTGTCTTTTCTGAACCATCACTACATAGAAACATTTTTATATCCCCAGTAGTTAAATCAATTCTTCCTATGTACTGTTCTGTTTTATCTCTGTAGTAATGAAACCATTTAGTTCCATCACTTATAAACATTGGTTTTTGTAAACCAGTTATATTTCCACCAACTAATCGACTACCGGGTCTTTTGTTTAAACCTTGTGTAACGTCAGGTAACACATTTAAAGCCTTATTAACTTGTCCCGGTAGTTTTAATTCGTCTGATTGTTGTGATACACCACCCCAAAGAGTAGGTATAGTCTGTGTTACTGATGCCATTAAGTACGCCTCAATCCTCTGTATGGTTGATATGATCTATAAGCACTTTCGTCCGGCCAACCCATAAAGGAATGATCACCTTGGTTACATTCATATTCCATAATCCCAGCTCTAGCTAATGCTTCTTGACTTTGTAGAAGCTGTACTAATTCTGAATTGGAAACTAATTGGGTTGCAGCCTTTACTCCTGCTCGTTGTGTTATGTACCTTCTAAATACCATTGGAATATTTTCAAATGGGTAGAGATATACAATGTCTAAATCTAATGAATCTATATTGTTGAAGGTATAAGAGTGGTTTACTTTATCCCAAAGATAAGCAGTTCCACTATCGTATTTAGTTATAACGTCATAGGTTCTAAATACCTGTCCTTCAGATACGTCATATCTAAGAACGTTTGATGGTAAGGGAAATTTATTATTACTATCTTTATCCACTGTTACATGATGCTCAGTGTTAAAGTGCCATCCTTCTGACTGTGTATCTATATTTGCTTCTCTTAAAAAGTTATAGATAATAGTTATTTCAGGGTTGGTGTAATCTAATGAATTTGTTGTTAGTGGAGACTGCCCTATGCTTCCCAGTATTGAATTTACTGCGGAGAGTTCTGTCTCGTTATCAATTGTTGTTGGCATAGTTTAAGTACATATAAAAAAAAAGGGAGACCGAAGCCTCCCTGTGTGTGTTTGAATTAGGTAACGTTGCACTCAACACCGGGATAAGCAATCCTGAGATTTTTAGTGACTGACGTAATAGCATTAGAACTACGAATATCAGTACCACCACCATCTGTGCGAGATACGCTTTCACGAGTTGCATCTGTTGTGCATACTCCAGCGTTACCTTTAGCAACTGAGTTAGCCATAATTATTTTTCCTTGTTATTAACAAGCTCCATATTTTTGAGCTGTAAGTCCATCAGAAAGTAAGTTTCTTCCGTACTCTCTAGGACTTGGCATATTTTTGTTGATGGATAAAACACCACCTATGCCTGTAGTATTTGTTTGCTTCTTGCAAACTCCGGGAGCAACTGACATAATTAAACCTCTTATGCTGTGTTTAATAATTCAATAGCAGCAGCTGGATTTAGTGTTCCGCAACCCATGCTTAAACGTCCAACCATTACATCGCCTTGGTATAAAACTGACACGTCACCTGAAGTAACTTGTACTTGAGGACCAATAGCTTCCACTACAGCAGCAGCGTCTTTGTAATAGATCAAACCACAACTGTTAGAGAAATCTCCACTGTATGTGTTGTTCTCACCTGATTCAGCGTTAACAGTTCCTGCCAAGAATGGAAGGTTGTTAGAACGTTTAATGGTAATTCCTGCGATCTCATAAAGACCTTCACCAGAGTTTAAGTTACCCTGACCATTACCATAATCTCTATTGAGGATATTTGTAGATACTTGAGAGACAAGTGCGTAGTACTGTCTTGGAGAAAGTACAGCTGTTCTGCCTTGCTTAGGCATATTCTTCTCGTCAAGGATAGAAGCTGCTTCAAAGAAAGCATCAACTAAAGCTTGAGCATCATACTCTTTTCCAGAACCTAATTTGATCTGTGAACCACCGGGCTCTGGTCCGGGAGAAGCTGTAATTGGATGAGATTCTCTAGCTGCTAAAGCAATTGTTCTAAAGATTTTCTTATCATAAGCTTCTGCTAAAGCATGACCGATCTTACCACTTATCTCTGATCGTAGAGAGTAATGAGCAAGTGTCTCGTCTAAGTCATAAACGAATGCAGAACTTATTAATAGGTCGTCGCAATTAATAGTTTTCTCTGCGACTGGAGGATCACCACTTCCTAAGATAGGTGTTCCGGGTTGATGGTACGCGGCTTGCATACGTCCAGTAAAGATGAACTGCATTGATTTGCCGTTCTTCAATGTACGCTTTTGTACAGTATCTCTAGCTACTGTCGCACTTTCATAAGCTTTAAATAATTCTCCTGAGAAGAGCTTCAGATAGGTTGCATACTTGGTATCGTAGTCGCCCGCACCTGTATTAGATACGGCTTTGTTTAAAGTACCTAATACCGATTGTGTTGCTGTTGACATTTTTCTGTCTAAAAATTAAAGGTATATTTGTTCGTCTTGTCGCGCGAAAAGTTGTGAGTCTTACTTGGACTCATTGATATTTGTGGTCTATCCCACCGTCATGACGGCTGATGAGTATCCGCGTACGGGTCAAAAGCCAAAAAGAAAAGGAGTCCGACTCTGAGGTGCTCCTTGTCTGGGTAGTTTAAAAATATTGGTATCTAAAAAAAGAACCAGTTTTTACATATACTCTTTCTGACGCATCATTGACTGCTGAATTGGCTCCATATTCTACTTGCACGTCACCAGCAGTAGAACCATTTTTAATTACAAACTTAAGAGTTAAGTATCCAACTCCTGATGAGCTTGTAGTTTCAGCAAATGTAACTGTATTATTTGATTGCTCTCCAGCATTACTAACTTCTGCATCAGCATTATTAGATCCATCAAGTCCCCAAGCAATAACACCACCTGTAGGTACAGTTAATCTATATTTGAAATCTTTATCTGAATGAGCATAGTAAAGTAGATCAAGTTGTCCTACAACTCTTTGATTTTTATCTAAGGCAAATTTAAGAACACTATCACCTTGTAATGCACTGCTATTGTTAGGTGCATCAGGAGAGTTTTCTTCACGAATCACTCTAATTGGTAATCCATCACTTACATAAGAGACAGTACCAAGTGTTGGGTTTGTTGAAAATCTCATACCTAGAACCTCTTATATTTTAACAATGAACCAGCTTTTACATACACTAACTCAGATGTATCATTCACAGCATTATTGGCAGCCCATTTAAAGGTAAAAGTACCAAGTGTTCCACCATTTATAATGGCAAAGTTTAGGCGTAGAAATCCTACATTGTCATTAGTATTAGTAGTTGTAACACCTATAATTGAACCTGTTCCATTAGTTACTTCTTGTCCTTCTTCCGCAAAAGCACCATCAACTTTTCTTATAAATCCATTCCATCTTAATGTAGAGTTTGCTGGAGATAATAATTGAAATCTAAAATCTTTATCTTGATGTGCAAAATACCATAGTTGTATTTCACCAGCAAACCTTTCATATTTACCGACAGTAAAAGTAAAGTCATCTAAAACTGCTACAGTATTACTATTGTTTGCTGCAGCACTAGTATCGTTAGCAACCATTGCCTGAACAGGCTGCTCACTTGTCATATATACAACACTATTATTTGTTGTATTTGTAT